AAAGGCTTCCTGATAGGCAGGCAGGCCAGCCGCTTGTGTCAGGCCCCTTGCCAGCCCGCGCTCGCCAAACCAGTCGTTGGCCGCCAGATCGACACCGCGCGCAAATGGGTAGGCAATGTTCCGCTCCGCCCAATTCAGGTCGCCCTTGCGAAACTTCTTCTTTCCCATGTCAGAGCCTTGATCCTCGCAATTGCGCCTGTCGCTTCCAGAGCTGATCAATGGTCATGCTCTCCAGCCCCTTGAGCGGCACGTCGCCCTTCGGAACCGCCTTCGTCCAAGGCCTGCTCGCGCACGCGTATCTCAGGCAGTCAACCGCGTGGTCCTCGCTGTTGGTGTCCAGATCCTCAACCCTAGAAGCATCGTGCTGAACCAAGGGAAGCGTCCGGATTGTGTCGCGGCACGTGTCAAAGAACACGATCATCGGCCTGTCAGGGGCCTCCCCGTCCAGCCTGTGGCGGACAAGATCCCAACCAGCTATGTGGCCCAAGGCCCCGATCCGCTTGTTATCGGCCGGCCGGAACGAAACTTCATAGGGCTTGTATCTCAGCCGCTCGGCAATGGACGGACCTCCGTCCTGCGCGAATGCAGCCGGATCCAGCACCCCGTAGTCAATGTTTGGGTCTAGTGCTTCACGCTCAGAAATTCCACGAGCAACAACTTCAGCGTTGAGCTTGAGACCGACGTTTGGACTGCTAGCACCGTACCATTCTCGATATTGCACAAGTCCACCACGAGGAAGGGTTCTCCCGTCCCCAAGCGCATGGTCGTCTCCAGCAACAGCGTACCATCCGACACAGAAAGGCGCGGCGCTTCCCCAGTCCATGGCGCGGAACCTTGTCCACGTGGCAGGGATTTGGAACGGTCTGACAACGTGCCTCGCCATGCTGAAATTGTCGAAAAACGCGCCCTCAATGACCGCCCAGTCACCTTCAAGCCACGCGCGCACCAACTCTCTGGATCCCGAAAGCTTCAGGCGCTCCACATATTCAGGGTCGTTCGTGATCAGAGCCGTGTTGTCCGTGACCCTTGCGGGAATGAACAAGCGCTCATGCCGGCCAGACTCGTCCTTGAGTATCGCCATGCCCTGAGGGGCAGGATCAATGTATCGCGCCTTGACCCAGTGATGCCCCGGCCCGCCTGGGTTTGCAGTGGCTCTGAACCCGACAGGTACGCCGGCCGCACTTCGAAGGGTTGCCTTCATCTTGTCCGGCGCACGCGGGCTCGGCCAGTTGGTCAGCTCCTCGAGATAGACCCGGCTGAAAAATTGCCCCTGATATTTCTCCGCGTCCCGGTCTTCCTCAAGAGGGCGAAACCGCAGGATCGCACCTTCCGGGCTCGTCCACTGCCGCTCCATCTTGTGATAGTTCCACCCCATCTGGCCAAAGATCTGATGGGATCGGTCAATAAGACTGTCCGCCTGGGGCATCTCCCGGCGCATGAACACGCCCCGAGCGTTTGGGCCATACTTCAACGCGTGCAGGGCAAACTCGCCAAGACACGCGTCCGTCTTGCCCCCGCCACGGGCTCCGCCGAGCAGAATGTCAAAATAGGAAGCCGCCCTGACAAACCGTTCTTGGGGCCCTTCCTGCGGGCGCCAGACGTAATTGTCAGTCATCGGTCTTGATGGTTGCGCCGAACTCGTTTCGCCACTTCGCTTGCTCTTCCTCGCGACTGAGCGGCTTGTCGGTCACGGTCTTGTAGGTAGTGGTCTGGGCGACATCGATCCGGTCGCCGTATTTCTTGGGAGCGCGCCTTGCGGCCGTCCACTTGTGAATGTCTGCAACCACCCTTGCAGCGTCTGCGGTTACTTGGCCTGAGAGAACATCATCGCCGAGATCGACCAGAAAATCAGCGCTGTGGTCCGCCTGATCAAGCCTTGCGCGCGTGTAGTTCTCTCGGAACCCTTCTTTTTCCTGCAACCATCGAAACACTGTCGGTTGAGCAGGATACCCATCCATCTTGCAGATCCGTGTTAGCGTCTCTCCATTGGAGATCCGCCAGCAAATATCGTCTGCAAGGTCATCAGTGTATATGGTTGGGCGGCCGCCTACATTGGGCTTTGTCATTGGAACGCTCTCACGGGCTTGCACGCTAAGGTGTGCCTATGGGTTGCTGGTTCAAAAGAAAACGCCCCAGCCGCTGTAACGGTGGGGCGTGATTTGACTGTTTATGAAAGCTTCGTTGGAGCGAAGCCTTTACTGCCTGGAAACCCGCGCGGCGATACCGGGAAAAGATAAATCGCCTACGCTGCACAATTCATCTCACAAGCATTTTTAACAAACAAGCGGTGCAATGTTAAAACTGCACTACTTGATCAATCCGTAGTGCTTGCCCAAGGCCTCGCAGCATCGGACCAGCAGTGTAAGGGCTTCGTTTGGGGTTCCCATGCCAGAGGATTGAAAGTAGGGGCCGGCGTGTTTTCCATCGACCGCTACCGCCTCAATCAAGGCAACCGCCCGCTTGTTTATTTTGGCGAGCAGGGCAATGGCGTGATCCCTTCTCGCCTTGGACGCAAGCCGAACGTCGCTGATCTCGGACTTGCCGCCGGTCACCCTCTGGTCGTAATTGCCGATGCAGGGGGGAAACACGCCGGCCAAATAAGCGTCATCGCGATAGCGTACCAAAGCATCTGCGTGCGGCTGGATCAGGTAATGGCGCTTGATGTACCATTCTATGTTGTCTTCCATCCGGATCCGTTTGCTGCGGCGGTCATTCGGGTTGAGCTGCTCAATGACCCAGGACGCTTGCCTGCGGGCTTCGGGGGTGCCGAAATCGCTTTCATCTGCCTCGGTCGGTTTTGCCTTGCCGCGGGTCATTGCAGGGTTCATCCCTCGCCGTTTTTGCATGGCATGTCAGGAACCAACGATGGGAAAGTCTTCGTCCACACTGCGCCACGTCAACACTTTGCAAACCCGTCCCTCATGCCAAAAGTTGAATGCTTTGATGAGGAGTGCGGCCACGTCTACCGCGTCCAAGGGGCGACCGTCAGCAGACCTGATACATCTGTTCCTGAAGGCAAGGATCGGGCTGTCAGCAAGCAAGCCAATACCAGAGGAAACCTTTGTGAAAAACTCTTGAGGCTCACTCTCACCCATGCGCTGCCGGATTTTGTACACGCCGGAAGCGAGGCCAGCAACGCTTCCGGCCTTCCCAATGTTTCGGGATATTTCCTTGGCTATCTTTGCACTTTCCCCCAAGTCTGGGCATTTTTGGGCGTAACTCAAAATCTCATGCTTTGAGGCATTGACGCTACGAACAGTCTTAAACCCGCTCTCGACGGCCATAAGAACCTTCGCCGCTGACGCAAGAGTGGTCCCGTTCGTGTATCCGGCAATCTCAAATATGTTGCCTGCCGTTCTTCCACGGCCCACGTCGATGCGGTCAAACGCTTCCGTGGCAACGCCAAACGCAAAATCGAATTTCGCCGAGACCCCGGATGCCCTCACCGCCATAAGCCGATGCTGCCCATCCAACAAGCGGCCCGACCTGTCCAACTTGATGGTGTCGCCCGTTTCTACCCATTCACCAAGCGACATCGAGTTGGCCAGGACTTCAACGTGCCGTGAATTTAAGTTCCGGTTCCCGTCGTTGTTCTCAAGCACCACTCCAGCGTCTTCTGGCGTGACCAACACTGATGGGATTATTACACGCTGATTTTTTGCTAAATTGATTTGCTTGCCGAGCCAATTTTTGAAGTTGTGCTCTTTGATATCTACAACTGACATTGCTTTCTCCGTTGATTGCCCGGAAGCCATCCGAGTTGCGGTTATTTCAAATTGGTCGCAGGTCATAGGGCGACAGTTCAGCCCACGCCGTTTTCAGCATGGCCATCAGATTCAATTACAGAGTCACTGGCGGGCGAAAGCGCCCTGACCCTTCCCACCCTACCCCGGCGCTGCTTTTGCCCGCCTGCGGCCTTCTGTGAGTCATTGAGGCCCCTTGTGGCTATGGCATGAAGGTTCGCTGCCTTCTGCCAGGGGGTCTTGGTGTGGTCTTGGACGATTTCCAGAAACAGTTCGAAACTTACGGTCATGGTTTGGCTCTCCGTGGGGGTGCTATCCCGGCTGCCGGCCGGTGCGGGCTTGGTAGTCAAGCAGGTACTGCTGGTAGTCGGGGTCGTGGAACACGGCGGCGAAGGCGCGGATGCCATCGCCGTGCCGATCGATAATCCGGCGCAACTTGGCGTAGCCGGCCAGATCCGCCTCGCGGTCAACCTTGGATCGCACCTCGGGCAAGATCACCTGCGTGATGCCGGTTGGGACAACCCACCCCTGCGCCTCGTTCGCGTAACAAATCTTC